CCAACCACAACTCGGTTACATCTCCGAATGTCGGCGCGCCCCCGAATGAAATTGTCGCCGACGCGTATTGCTGCCCCTGGGCGGATAACTCGTAGAACCAAAGCGCCCCTGCATAGTGATTCTCCCGAGCTCGGAATCCCAGCGAATTGATCAGCCAGGCAGTCCGCTCGGGTGCGAGTGCCTGTGAGTGCAAGGTGTCCCAATCCGTCGCCAGACTGGTGACTGGAGCGGCTGGAAATGTTGGAAGTCCCGTCGATGGCAACACGACTTCCAGAAAATCGAAGAAGAACGTCGATCCCGCGTTTCCCGAATGAGTCAACGTAATGGCATGCGCCCCGCCGCCTGACTGTTGACCCAATGGAACCCGCGTCAGAACGTCCTCTCCCGCCAGAGCCAGATTGAACTCAACCGCTGGTGAATTGTCGATCTGTGCCGAAATCGTGGCTGCGCTTGCCAGGCACCTCGTCCCCAGGTACAGGACGTGGGATGTCAGGCACGTATACGTACACGAAATCGATGCTCCGGGGGCCGAGGTCGAGTGGATCGACCCTCCTGAGTAATTTCCCAGTGAACTCGTCCATTCGCCGGAATACGAGATTGCCTGTGACGCGTCCTCAATCCGGCGGCTGCCAGGACCCGCGACCGAATAAATCAGGTTTTGACCACTGACCGCCCACTGGCTGATCACAACCGAGAATTCCGTCCGTTCAAAATTGCCCGGCTGGAGGTCGGCGGCGTACGTCCAGCGGAGTTTCCGGACATTCGTCGTCGGAACGGTCACTCCGTCAATATCTTTCAGTGAACCGAAATCAAGGTTGATCTGCCAACTCTCCGGCGACGTTCCGCCGCTGAAAGTCGTCCACATCGGACTCCACGATTCCGCAGCCTGGCCGGATACCGTGCCGTAGACTCCCACCCGATTGCCGTTCGCGCCCGGTTGCCCTAGATAAGTCAACGTGATTACGGCGCCGGTTGCCACAGCCGAGACCAAACCCGTGGATTGATTCTGCGTGATGATCGAAGCCAGGTTGCCGGCTGCGGAATCAAGCGTATCGGTGGCCGATATCTTGTAGTTGAAATGTTGATCCAACCATGCCAGTTCGATGAGATCGCCCGTCGTCAAAGCGCCCTGCAACTGGATCTGCGCGGTCGCCGGCGTGTATTCTCCTATTGCTTTCGCATGCATCGCCAGGCTGACGCTGTAGATCGTTTCCACACCGTTGTTGTCAGCCCATACTCTCAAATAGGGCCAATCTACCGTCGGATACGAAGTGGAGTCGAGCAGGATACAGTTGGTTCGGGTCTCCTGATAGCTCAGCACAACGTGGCTCAGATCTCCATCTGGCAGGTTGCGCAACGCCGGGTGCTCAAAAACATTATCGCGGTTCCACTCAACCACCGCCCAGTCGAACTGTTGCCGCCAACTCCCCGACAACGTAAAGCCGGTGGCGCTCGTTTGGCTAAGTGCGGCTATGGCCGTAGGCTGAAAGAAGTAACATTGCAGATCTCGATCGGGTCTGAGCTTTGAAAGTTGCTCGCTCATTAGAGTCTGATAATCACAGTTAGATCGGCACCGGGGAGCGTTTGGCCAACCGAGAGGATGGAGAGTCCTATCTGGTCCCCGCCGGTCAGCGGAGACAGCGTCGCGCCACTCACCGTGTTGGATACGGTCGCCCCCGCAGCAAAGGTCAAGTCGCAGTATTGCGCCCCGTTTCGGTTCACCGTAAGTTGAACTGCTTGATCGGCTGCCGTGCCCAATACGGCAAAAACATCCCGCACCGATCGCGCGGAATCGACCACTATAGCTGGAACCGCGGATTGATCTATGGCCAGGAAGCCGGCCACCTGGATCGAGTACTGCCCGCCCGCCAGAGTGCGCAGACCGGAATCCGCCGAATGCGTCAAGGTCGTGTATGAAGCCGGGCTGTTCCCCCGCTGGTTTGTAACGTAGAGTTCGCCGCTGGCTATTCGGACGTCAGGAACCGGTATCGGAAAAACCCAACTTCCGCTGTAGGGACTGCCGAAAAAGCCGTCGGGAAACGGTGCAACCACCGTCAATGAGTTGAGCTGATAAACCAGTGTTCCCGCCGCATGACTCGCCGCCGGACTCCCTTGGATCCCGCGCTGCACCGTACATGAGCTTCCGCCCGACGACACCGCCGTAACCGCCATAAGTTCAGCTTCTACTTGCAGGACCGTGCCCGCAGCCACAGATCCGGGAGCGCTCAGGCCTACAACGTTATCGCTTGTCTCAATCGCGCTTGTCAGCTTGGTCGAAGGAGTTCCCTGGAGCTCGTTCCAGTAGTACAACGTCAGAGTTGCCGACGAGACCGTGCGGGTGTTGCTCAGGTCGCTAAACGAGACGCCGCTCAATTCAACAGTTCCCGCCGTCTGCCCAAGACTCAATCCGAAGAACGGCGCGGCAGGGACGCTCTCGTCGGAAGTGGCCGATCCTCCGATTTGCCACCGGGTGACGATTGAGAGATCCGCAGAGCACTCTACGCCGTTTACATTCGCCGATCGGCCGGTGATCTCCACCGATTCGCCTGCAAAATTCGGCACGGCAATTTGAACCGGGCTGGTCTTGCTGACCCCTCCCAAATGCCACGCTCCTTCGGTCACAACGAAGGCACTCGTCGAGTCCGGCTCAGTAGTCCATGGTGGCGAAACCGTCAAACTTGTTTGGTCGTTGCTCAACACACCCCGCTCTTGGCCCGCTCCCGCGCCCGTCGTGATCCGCACGGCCGATCCGCGATGCGCATTCGCCTCCATTTGGAGCGTTCCATTCCCGACCGTATTCGAAGAGTGAATCGTGACCGCGATTTCAGGCTGCTGCTCCATCCGCCAGTAGAAGTTGGCGTGATCGAAGTTGGTGTCCGGGGGTGCTACCAGCAAATCGCTCAGACCGGCGTCGATAAAGGTCATACCGATTGCCTGGTGAGCGGCGATCTGTAGCAGGTTAGCCGGCGTCGTTCCGCGGTATACGTTGAACCATGCCGCCGCTGAAGGGAAGCTCAACCCCGACAAAGTCACACTGCTGTCGTCCATCAGGATCGCCGCCGAAACGATAAAGGAAAGCCTGCCTTCGACGCCGCCCCGATCCACCGCGGATACCGCGTAGTACAGCGACTGCCCGGCCTTCAATGACCCGCCCGATCCGATCGTGCTCGCCGGATTGATCAGCGGCGGACCGGGAGGTGTCGCATCAGCGCCGCTCGCTCCCACATTTGGTGGAGTGAAACTCACCGACAGACTCGTCTGCACCGTGCCGTCGCTGGAAACGGTATCGGATTCGGTTAGCCCGAATTGCTGATTCCCATTCGAGTCGATCACGCTGCCGACCAGCGGTCTCGGCACTCCGATACCGCCGCCGCTCGCCTGCATCCCACCCGGCGCCGACGTAGGCTGTCCATTTGAATCCGCGTACCATTCGTCATCGTGGATCTGCGCTGTGATCGTGCAACTTCTGTAGTTGGTCGCTGGGGAAATCTTCAAAACCCGAAATGGCTGCCGATTGAAGCCTTGCTTGAGATAGGTAATAGTGATGATATCGCCTGGCTTGATTCCGAACCCCTTGACGCTGGTCTCGAACTCAATGTATGTGTTCCCTTTGAGCGACCGGTCGAGAGTGAATTGAAGAATCCGCGCGGCCTGGTCGTAATTCGGCATGCCGAGCGCCAGCAGCGTCGACGTGACCTGCTGGCCTGCAAGCGCGACGTCGTCCGGGTTTACCACCGTGTAACTGTCTTGCTGGTATCCGTTGAGTTCATCCTGAAAATCGATCGTCAGACAATTCGCCGTGTCAGCTATGTTCCGCGCTGAAATCGTGACGCTCGGCTCCCCGCTCGGCTTCCTGAGGATCCCGGAGATGCCGTTCGTCCCGTCTCCGAATTCGTATGCCGGCCAACCGCCATTCAATTCCGCCGTAGCATTCGAAAACGCGCTTTGCGCCGGCTGCTGCAGTGCGATTGAGTTTTCCGCCCGCAATTGCAGGACGCCGCCCGGACCATAAGTGACGAACAGCCGAGCCGCATTTCGGATCCCGCGAACCACATCACCGGCGCTCCTCCGTTTTTGGATCACTAGGTTGCAATGAAACCTCGCGATCGTGATGGGGTTGCCGTTCAAATCGGTTGAATTGATCGGTTCGTCGCAGTACGCCGCGGTATTCGCAAAACTCGCAAGATCGATATCCGGCAATTGCCAACCGCTTCTCCTCAAGGCGTCAAGTAAGATCCAAGCAGGATTGTTGGAAAACTGATACCCGAGACTGCTCCCATCCGCCCCATAAATCGGGACTTGCAGACCTTGCACCAGGACCTTTACCGAAGGAAGCGAGTTGCCGTCGTTCAATTGGTTTGGAACCACCACCGACAGGTACGCCATGCTCCCGTAGGGGTCGCCCATCGGGTTTCCGCTGCTGTCGGTAAAGTTCGGGTCATACGCGCCGTCTCGCCCTCCCAGAGACATCACGTTGTACCAGCCCGTTCCGGCCATGCTCTTCCCTGAAATCCCCAGCGGTATTTCGACGTCGTTTACAAGCACTGTCAGAACGCCCTGGATCTGTCCGATACCGAGCAGCACCTCCATCCTGGTAAGGTTCCCGTCGTTCCGCGCGAAGGATACCAGAGGTTCGTACCACGCCGTCCCGTACACCATCGGCACAAAATCGTTGTACCTCGCTTGGTTCACCGAAAGCGCTGATGTTGTCCAATCCTTCCCGTAGCCGCGCACCGCGATCACCGGCGGTACAAACTCCAGACCGCCGAATCGCAGCGACATTCCCCGTTCCAGGCAGTCTTGCCTCGTGTATCCGCAAGAGGTGAACGCCGTCGATCCGTTCAGCGTGCCCGCGCCCCCAGCCTGACCCGCCGAATAGCCACAGCGATAATACAGGGAGTACAATCCAGCGGCGCCGCCATCCAACGCCTCGGCCTGCTGCTCCGGTGTCGACGGGAATGTCCACGGGCACCGCCGTTGGATGCGCACCTCGGGCAGTAACAGCCTCTGCAAGCTCATTCGATTGATGGCACTCAACCGAACCGTTGCCTCTCGGATCTGTTCCAGCGGATTGCAGATGCCCCGGAAAATCACGCTCGCATCGGTCAACACTGCATCGTTGACCAGATCATAGAATACGAAGCTTGCCGTTAACTGAGCGCCTTTCCATCCTGCGGACCGCTCGATCTCCGAAAAATGAGAATCTGCATTTCCCAGAACTAGAGCGATCTTCGGACTTCCGTCGATCCCTTGGTCCGAAGCCGTTTGAATGTCGAATGCACTGTGTTGCAGCACCCGCGGAGAATACGTGACATTGGAAACGGAGACTTGGTGCGTGCTCCAGTGCTCCGACTGCCCGTTCGCTAGGACACAATCGAACAGCAGGATCGGCGTCTCAGTGACGGATTGCTCCTTTAGGTCAGAGATGGTTGGCATATAAGATACTCAATGTCACCGAATGCCGGTTCACGTCCGTCGTTGTGCATGTGAATGTATCGTCTCGGAAACGAGCATTCTCGTAGACGCCGCCGGTCGTACTGCATTGGTATGCCGATGGGGCCGCTTGCGGTTCCACTTGCGGACCAAACAAGTCAATCGCGGCGCCTGCGGGCAGTTGGATTCCAAACATCACGGACGTCGCGCTCGCGTCCGTCGATGCGCTCAACGTGGCGCGGCTCCATCCGGATCCCGCCGGCACCATCTTCTTCGTCGCTCCGAGGCTGAGTGTTACCGAAGTGGCAGTCTCCGCCCTCAGATACACGCTCAGGCAATACACGTATACGCCCGGAACGTTCAGAGTCTGCGATAACCCTTGGCTGCCCGCGCCGGCATTGACCACGTGCCAGGCGTTCGCTCCATCCGTTGGGTCGCCCACCGGCCCGGCAACTGAAAGCAGCGGGTCCTTCTGCCAGGCGGGCTGCGTCAAGTCATCGCTCCACGCGAGCAGGTTGCCGCATGGATCCAGAAACGTAAACCCAGTGAGCGATCCACCGGCTGCCGCAAAAAAGTTCTGCAGCTTAGTGAGCTCGCTATCGCTTA